GCTTCTGGAAACGGAGGCCGGGAAAGTTCCGGGCCTTGATGCCGAAGTCACCCGCCTGAAGGGTGAGCTGAAGGAGTTCCGGGACAAGGCGGATGCGGATGAAGCCGCCGCCCGTAAGAAACTGCTTGATGACGCGGAGAATGACGGGCGTATTGACGCCACCACCCGCCCCATCTATGAGAACCTTCTGTCCAAGGACCGCGAAAACGGGGAAAAGGCGCTGGAGAAACTCTCCCCGAAACGTAAAGTCATGACCGACCTGCGTGTGAACCCGACAAATGAAAGTCCCTGGAACAAGCGCATGACCGAGATTAAGGACAAGTTGAAACATTAATAAAAATATTTGCTATGGCAATAGTAGTAAGAAACACCAACTACAACGGTGAGGTACTGGAGAAGATCCTGGTACTCGCCTGTACCGGGAACGACCTTGTGGAAAAAGGCCTGATCATGGTGATCCCCGGCGTCGAGAAGAAAATCAGCCTGCCGCGTATCAAGACCGGCAAGATGCTCCAGAAACGCAAGGAGAACCCGGGCCTGGAGGATTCGAAGGGTAATTTCAATTACTCGGAGAAGTCCCTGGATCCGGAGGACTTCATGGCGTTCACCACTTTCAACCCCCGCGCTTTCGAGCATATCTGGCGCAAGTGGCAGCCGAAAGGCAACCTTGTGTTTGCCGAACTTCCTCCCGAAGCCCAGAACACGCTGCTTGATGAACTCAGCAAGAGCGTGAAATTCGAGTTGGGCTGGCATTACATCAACGGTGAGTTCGGGAGTGATGACGACCACCTTTTTAACGGTATCCTGACGCAGGCTGCCAAGGACTCGGACGTGATAGTGGTCCCGGCTCCTGCCGATACTTCCATGATCGGCAAGTTGAAGGCTGTCCGCAAGGCCATTCCGAAAGCCCTGCGCGAGAACCCGAACCTGCGTATCCTGATGAGCATCGATGACTTTGACAAGTACGATGACGAACTGACCGAACGCGAGTACAAGAACACGAGCGAGACGGACATCAACAAGAAGCGTTACAAGGGTATCACCATCGAGACGCTGAACTCCTGGCCTGACGATCTTATCGTGGCCACGCTCTGCTCGATGAGTGCCGACGGCAATCTTTTCGCCGGTGTGAACCTTCAGGACGACGAGGAGGTGATCCAGATTGACAAGTGGATGAACTCCAGCGAGCTGTACTTCTTCAAGTTGCTTATGAAGGCCGATACGGAAATCGCCTTCGGTGAGGAGTTCGTGGTGCTCGACACCCGTACCGACCCGGCGTTCAAGTCGGTGGAACGTAACATTTCAGCCGACCCTTCCGCCCTTTCTTTCAAGGCTGCGGGTGAGAGTAAGTATGTGACGGTTACCGCATCCGGTGATTATAGTGTGACATCCGTCCCCGCCGGTTTTACGGCGGTCGGTACCGATGACGGACTGAAAGTTACCGCCGGTGTGAACAGTAGCGGCAAAGCAGTATCCGGTACGCTTGTGGTAAGCCTGGACGCTGATCCGGAAAAGAAGGTTGAAATAGCGTTGTCCCAGGCGGCCGCTGATGACGAGGAAGGCGGTGCGTGATGGGCAGGCTGAAGTATCTGGTCATTCATTGCACAGCCACTCCTGAAGGGCGCGAAGTCAGCGGTGCTGAAATCCGTTCCTGGCACACGAACCCGGTATCAAAGGGCGGCCGCGGCTGGAAACAGGTCGGGTATACTGACCTGTTCCACCTGAATGGCGGCGTGGAGCGCCTGGTGGACAACAACGAGGACGCGAACGTGGACCCTTGGGAAATCACCAACGGCGTGGCCGGCTATAATTCCGTCAGCCGTCATGTCGTGTATGCCGGCGGTGTAGCCAAAGACGGCAAGACCCCGAAGGACACGCGTACGGCGTGCCAGAAGCGTGCGCTTGAGAAGTACGTGAAAGACTTCCACCGCCGTTTCCCCGACGTGCGTATCGTGGGTCATAACGAACTGGCGGCGAAAGCCTGCCCCAGTTTTGACGTGCAGAAATGGCTTGTTTCAATAGGTATCAGACAATCATAAAAAAGTGATCATGGACACGAGCGTACTCTTGAATTGGATATTTGGCGGCGGCCTTCTGGCCGCTCTGACGGCCCTTGTAACGTTGGGCCCCACGGTCAGGAAGGCGAAGGCGGAAGCGGAAAAGGCGAAAGCCGACGCAGAGACCGTGCGGATAGACAACACGGAGCACGCCACGCGTATCCTGATCGAGAATATTGTAGAACCCTTAAAAAAAGAACTTAGTGCGACACGAAGAGAGATGGCGCGTTTGCGCAAGGCTATTGACGGGGCAAATGATTGCCTTCACCGTGCTGACTGCCCTGTCCTTCATGAGCTGCGCGAGCTCCCGAAAACAGACCCGGAGCTTGACGACGGTGAAAACCGCGTCAGGCGCGGACAGCGCAAGGTCCGGGCGTCGGGGGCTGGTGATGGCGGGCCTCCCGGCATCGGCGCTGACGTTGAAAATTCCGGTTCCTGACTTGCTGGCGCTTCCTGCCGGTGCCTCCTATCATGGTAAAAACGGGCAGGCTGGCGTGGATGTGACCTCCAGGGGCGACACGTTGGTGGTGACCTCCACCTGTGACAGTCTCCAGCGTCTGGTCCTCTGGTATGAGGAGGAACTGACACGTATCCGGGGCGATACCGTGAGTGTTTCGGAAGTTTCCGAAGCGGAGTTCAAACAACGTTTTAACCCCGTTAAAATCGCCTTCATAGCCTTTATCGCCGGTGTGGCATCCGGCATAGTATTAACCGTTTTAATAAAGAGACGACTGTATGAAAAATAATAAGAATTTCATTTACGGCATCGCCGTTGTAACGTTCGGCGCCATGACTATCGGCTGGATCGAGAAGGGCAGCTGGGACTGGGGCGGCACGAAGCCCGAGAGTGTCGATATTGAAGCCGAGCAGGTTCCCGACGCTCCCGTGCTGACGTTGCTCCAGAAGAACGGGCAGGTATCGCCTACGTTCAACCTTATCCAGCTGGACTATAAGAACATCAAGGCCGTGCTTGGCGGCACGCTTGTAGGGCCGGCAGATGCCCCGACCGGATGGAAGGCCCCGACCGAACTGGTAAACCTTTCCGGTCCCTGGACCATCAAGTTCGTATCCGGTCAGACGATGTCCATCCCGAACGGCACGATTCTGGCGAACCTTGGCGGGAAGCTGACGCTGACGGAGGTTTCCAAACTGGAATGCCAGCTGAAGGTGAACAAGCCCGAGGACGGCTCTTCCCCTTACGAAATCAATGACACCGCGGCAGTGGAGGGATAGCGCATGGACGAGCGTGAAGCGAGAAAGGTGCAGAGGGAGGCGTCCGAGGCATTGCTTGACCTGGGTGTCTCCCTTCCCCTGAAGGAGTGGCGCCTGCCTTTCATGAAACGCCCCGTCCGGTGGCGTGTGACCATGCGGCGCCCGCGTCTTGCCGGCCAGATATGCATCGTGAGGCTCTACCTCTCGATGGGCGTTTCCCCCGAGGAGGTTTCCGCCTTTTCCGGGCGTGAGCGGCTGGAGTTCCTGGCACGGAACGGCGTCAAGGTTTCCCGGATGGTTGCCCATACCCTTTGCCGCGGCCCGGTGAGCCGGCGTCTTTTTGTCCGCCCCGTGGCGTGGTTCCTGCGTGAGGCTGTGGAGCACCGTTTCCTGATGGGCGCCCTGGAGAAATTCATCAGCCTGATGGGCAGCGAGTCTTTTACGAGTATTATCAGCTCGATCGATCGGGCGAACCCGATGAAGTTGAGAATGAGCCAAAGAAGGAAGGGGAGTTAAGGACCGAGTTTGAAGGTTCCCATAGCCCCTTCGGTTTTATCTGGAACATCGCGAGCGCCACGGGCTGGACTGTGGAGTACATCCTGGAGAAGGTGAACTACCAGACGCTCATCCTGATGCTGTCTGACGCCCCGCGTTATGTCCGCCGGTCAGTATCTGACTCCAAAGTTCCGCAAGGCGATGACGGTGGGATTGATCCGGACGCCGCCGCCCGTGAAGCCGGCGATATAGTGAATTTTTACCAAAGCAATTTAGAACTGTAAACGATGAAGCCCGTAGAAATCGAATTCCTGATGAAGGACAACCTGACGGGGGGGCTTGACAAGGCCGGCCTGGCCGTTGATATCCTTGCCGAAAAGGCCGGGAAGGCCGCCGCTGCCATCAACGCGCGGATTGAGGAGCAGAGGAAGGTCATCGACCGGGTGACTTCCGACCTGCACCGGATGGAAACGCAGCTCCAGAACATGAAGCCCGGCCCGGCGCAGGCGGAACTTGCCGCCGATGTGACAGCCTGCCGCAAGGTCCTGGAAGAAGAGCGTGCGGCCCTTGAAGGGCTTGAAAAGGAACACCGCGAGGCGGAGAAAAGCGTCCGTAACCTCCGTAAGGAATACGAACGTATCTCCTTGGAGGAGGAACGCGCCGCGGCCGGTAGCAAGAGCCTGACCGATAAGATCCGGGAACAGAAGGAAGTCATCGGGCAGATTGAAAGCGACATCAAGTCGCTGGAGAAAGCCTACCAGGGTGCCGCTCCCGGCAAGGCGAAGGTGGCCGCCCTGGATGAACTGAACGCCGCGAAGAAGGCGCTTGAGGAGGAAAAGGGCACCCTTGCCGGGCTCCAGGCTGAACAGGAGAAGACGCGTGCGAGTAGCAAGCGTCTTTCCATGCAGCTGCGTGAGCTCCAGGACAGCATGGCCCGCATGCGCCTGGAAGGGAAACAGGACACTGAGGAGTATCGGAAGATGGCGCAGCAGGCCGCGCTCCTTTCCGACACGCTCGCCGACCTGAACACCCAGACGAAAATCCTCTCGAACGATGACGCGAACCTCCAGGGCTTCATGTCCGGCGTGAGCGGCCTTGCCGGGCTGTTCACCACCGCCACCGGCGCGCTGTCGCTTTTCGCCTCGGAGAACGAGAACCTGGCAAGGATACAGACCCGCGTCCAGAGCGTGATGGCCATCACGATGGGGCTCCAGCAGGTGTTCAATACCCTGAACAAGGATTCCGCCTTCCGCTTGGTGACGGTCGTGAAGATGAAGAACCTGCTGACGGCCGCCAATACCCGGCTGGCCGTCGCTCTGGGTATTTCCACCGGTGCCGCGCAGGCCCTGATGGCCACGCTTACGCTGGGACTTTCAGCCGTTATCACGGGACTTGTCGTCGCTTGGGACCGATATTCCACCGCGCAGGAGAAAGCGGCGGAGAAAGCCCGGGAAATGGTAAAAATCGAGTCCGACGGCCGCGCACAGATGATCAAGGCCCGGTTCGAGATTGAAAGTACGCTGGCAAGCCTGAAGAAGTTCACAGGCACGAAGGACGAGGAAAAGTCAAAGGTAGAGGAACTGAACCGCAAGTACGGCGAGAGTTTCGGTTATTACGACACGGTCGCCCAGTGGTATGACATCCTTCAGAAAAAGGGTGAGAAATACATCCAAATGCTTTTCCTCCAGGCCAAGGTGCAGAGCCTGGTGAACAAGGCCGCCGAGGCGGACGAGAAGGTGAACGAGATCAAGGCCGGCAAGCCTGAAGACGTGGACGGCTCCATGGGTTGGTTCGCGCGCATGGGGCTTTACATGGCCCAGAGCGAGTCGTACGGGCAGGTGGACGCGCAGTCCATGATATCGGAGTATAACGAAAAGGCCAAGGAAAAGGCCGTACGTGAGGCCGAGGAAGTCCGCGACGGCTATCTGGCTGAAGCCCGGAAGCTCCAGGAGGAGTATCAGAATATCGGCAAGGAGTTCGACCTGGGTGACCATGCAAAACCCGACCCGAATGCCGCCAAAAAGGAGAAACAGTCCGAAGAGCAGCGCGCCTCGGAACTCCTGAAACTCCAGATGAAGAACCGCCAATCGGAAATTGACCTTCTGAAGGAGAGCGGCGAGAAACGCCGCCGCCAGATCCGTCTGAACTATGACAAGGAGATTGCCGAGCTTGCCGCCCAGGAGAAGAAGTGGAAGGACGCGCAGAAGGGCAAACTGACTGATGAGCAGGAATCCACCCTGAAAGAGGCGCGGGAGAAGGCCGCGGCGGCACGTGACGGTGACCTGGCGAAGGTGACCCGGGAAGAGAATGACGCCGCCCGCCAGTCGATGCTCGACTACCTGAAGGAATACGGGACATACCAGCAGAAGAAGCTGGCCATCGCCCAGGAATACGCGGAGAAAATCCGCAAGGCGCAGGAAGCGGGCAACTACAACGAAGTGCTACGTCTCGGCCGCCGGCAGAAAGAAGAGACTGCCGCCGCCGAGATTGCCAGCCTGAAGGCGGATATCGACTGGGACGGCCTTTTCGGCAACTTCGGCGGGCTGCTTGAAGAGCAGCTGCGTCCCACGTTGGCGAAGCTGAGGAAGTATGCCACCTCCGACGAGTATAAGAACGCCGGTGCCGAGGACAAACAGGTGATCAGTGAACTGATCGCGAAGCTGGAGGATCGGAGCGCGGGCGGTATTAACCGGAACATGTTCAGGGATGTCTCCCGTGACCTTGCCGCTTATCAAACGACCCTGCGTGACCTGACGGACGCCAAGGAAAGAGAGAAGGCCGCCGCTGATGAACTGGCGGCCGCCCAGGAGAGACTGAAGAAAGCCACTGAAAGCGGTGACCCCGCCGCCGTGAAAGAGGCGGAGGAACGGGTGGCCACCGCCGGGGAAGTTTTCGACGCCGCCTCGGCGAGCGTGGCCACCCTGACGGAGGCGAACGACAGGGCGGCCCAGAACCTGCGTACGTCCAGCACGAACGCCGTGTCATCCCTTACCAGTCTTGCCGAGGGGCTCCAGAGTCTGAAATCCGGTTCCCTTGCGGGCGTGGCCCAGGGGCTGGGCAAATTGGGCGAGGCGACGAAGAACATGGGCGGTGTGATGGGCAGCGTGGGCAGCACCCTTGCCGAGACGTTTTCAAACGGCGGCATCATCGGACAGATTATCGCGGCGGTGCTTTCCATCCTTGACGTGCTGAAGGATGGAATCGGCTATATCGTCAGCTCCCTTATCGATTCCATCCTCGATGCGGTGAACGGCATCCTGGAGAATATCCTTTCCGGTGAACTGTTCACGCAGATCGGCAGCTCCCTGTTCTACGGGGTGAGGGACATCTTAGACACAGTAACCTTCGGGCTGTTCTCCTCTCACGGCAACGCCAAGGAGGTGAACGCGCTGGTGGACCGTCTGACCGAATCGAACAAGTACCTGACCACCGCTATCGAGAAGCTGACCGACGAGATGGCCAGCTCCGGCGGCGCACGTTCCACCGAGTACTACCGGAGCGCCTATGACAAACAGAAGCAGAAAATCGAGAACGACCGCCAGATGCTGGAGGCGAAGATGGGCTATCATTCCGCCCACCACTCGAACAATTACTATATCGGCAAGGCCATGGGCAGCGGTGACTGGGACACGGTTTCCGCCTACCTGGGCAAATCGGTGCGTGATACTGATTCCCTCTGGAGGCTTTCCCCCGAGGAGCTTGCCCGGCTCCAGGAACTTCCCGATATCTGGGAGAAGCTCCATTCGGGCAAGTACGACCAAAGCGAGTGGCTTGACGAGTACGTCTCTGACGCGAACACGCTGCTGGAACTCCAGCAGCAATGGCAGGAAGCCATCACGGACACCTCTTTCGACGGTATCCGCAGCGGTATGAAGGACCTCTTGAAGGATTTCGAGACGGACTCCAAGGACGTGATCGCGAGCGTGGACGAGTTCATGGAGAACGCCATCCTGAAGTCCATCGTGAACGGCACCTATTCGGACGAGTTGAAGAAATGGCAGGAGACGTTCGCTGAGTTCATGAGCGACGGTATCCTGTCAAAGGAGGAAGCCGACACCCTGCGCGGCCGTTACAGCGATATTTTCGAGCGTGCCCGCGCTAAAAAGGAGGAACTGTTTGACACTGCCGGCATCACGGAGGACGGAAAAGGCACGACGCAGACCGGCCGCGCCGGCGGCTTCGCGGCCATGTCGCAGGACCAGGGCACGAAGCTGGAAGGCATGTTCACCTCGGGGCTGAACCACTGGGTGAGCATTGACGAGAAGACCGAGGACGTGGCGGGCCGCATGGCCAGCGCCGAGGGGCACCTGGCAAAGATCGCTGAGAATACCGGTAAAAGCGCCGGTTTCCTCAGCGAGATAAAGGAAGATATAAAACGAATCATACGTGACGGACTAAGAATGAAATCATCATGAGCATGGAACCAATCATGGGCGGCCTGTTCCTCGTGAACGGCACCGATATCTGGACGGAATACGGCGTATTCCTGACCGAAGAGAAGCGCGGCGGGCGTGACAACCTGAAGGCCATCCTTGCCGCGAGCAAGACGAAAGCGCACACCGCCGTGGACATACGCGAGGAGAACGGTGAAAAATATTCCGACTGCCTGGCAGTGGCCAACGAGGCGCGGGACATTACGCTGACCTTTGCCCTTTACGCCCCGGACAAAGGGGAGTGGCTGAAGAAATACATGTCCTTCATCTCCTTCCTGAAAACCGGCAACAAGGGGTGGCTCTCGCTGTATCTTCCGCAGCTGGAACTGACACTGCGCGTGCATTACCTGGAGTGTCCCGGTTTCACCCCGCTGACCTACCTCTGGCGGGAAGGCGTGCAGGCCGGCCGCTTCAAGGTGAAATTCCGTGAACCCGAACCTATCATTTAACCAACGTTCAAACACCATTCGAACATGCTTTTAACGGTATATGACAGTAACAGGCAGGCGAAGGCGGTCCTTTCCCCGGACGACAGCTCGACGCAGGTGAAGGCGATCCAGTCGGACAACGTGCTGACGCTCTCCTTCACCCTGTACGAGTATGTGGCGCTGGAGGTGAACGACTACGTGGATTTCGAGGGCGAGCGTTACTGGCTCCAGGAACGGTACCTGCCGGACGAACGCAGCACGCAGGAGTGGAAATACGACGTGAAGTTCTACGGCATCGAGAGCCTGATGAGACGTTTCCTCGTCCTGAACGTGGTGGACGGTGACCCGGAACCGGTGTTCACGCTGACCGCCCCGCCGCGGGAGCACATGGCCCTGATCGTGAAATCTATCAATGACGGCATGGGCGGTGTCACCGACTGGAAGGTGGGCCGCGTGGAAGGTACCGAGAACGTGGTCATCGACTACGAGGGGAAGTACTGCCCCGACGCGCTAAAAGAACTCGCCGGCAAAGTGCCGGGTGCCGAGTGGTGGGTGGAAGGCCAGACTGTGAACCTCTGCCGTTGCGAACATGGTGAGGAGGTCTCCCTGGCATACGGGAAAGGCCTGACGGAACTCTCCCGCGACAAGGCCGACGGCGCGAAGTTCTACACGCGCCTGTTTCCGATCGGTAGCTCCCGGAACATTGACCCGGAGAAATACGGTCATAGCCGGCTGCAACTTCCGGACGGTGCTAAATACGTGGATGTGAACACGGAAAAGTACGGCATCCACCACCACTACGAGAAGGACGCCTTTTCGGATATCTATCCCCGGCGTGTGGGTACCGTGACTTCGGTGCGCAGCGAGGAAGCGACGGGCGAGGACGGGAATAAATTCACCATCTGGTATTTCCGGGATGACACGCTGGGCTTCGACCCCAACGACTACGAACTTGGTGAAAAGGTGAAACGCGTCTCTTTCCAGGAAGGTGGCGAACTTGCCGGCCTTGGCGATGAAGAGGACGGCACCTACTATTTCGAGGTGAACTTCGACAGTGATACCCGCGAGTTCGAGATCATTACCATTTGGCCGTATGACGACGACACGCAGCTTCCCGGGGGGAATCTCATACCGAAAGCCGGTGACAGGTATATCCTCTGGAATATCCGTATGCCTGACGAATACTACGCGCTTGCCGAGGAGGAATACCTGACGGCGGTGAACAAATACAACGCGGAGAACGCCATCGACGTTTCCGTGTACAAGGGGCCGACGGACCACGTGTATGTCGAGCGTAACAAGATAGACCTTTATCCCGGCCGCCGTGTCCGTCTGGAGAGCGCGGAATATTTCCCGGAAACGGGTTTCCGTTCCAGCCGTATCACGAAAATCACGCGTAAGGTGGCGCTTCCCTCGCAGATGGACCTCGA